ACCGATGGCGAGCGGGGTTTTTGGCGAAAAAGTGGACCCCACACTTTTGCAGCTACAGTGATGGGCTGTTTTATGAGTTGGGCCTGTGTTAGTAGTGGGCTTTTTTATGTACTCGGGCCTCATTGCTTGTCTGAGTCCTGTTTAATTATTATGTAATGGGCCTTTGCAAGGCAATTAAAAAGAAAATATATTTATTAAAACACTCAGAAATACATAGTTATGCTGTGACTGTCCCTGATACAACGTAATTCTCATCTACGTCTAAACCTAATACATGAGCCTCGTGCATCAGGAGTATATCAATAGCCTCCACCATGTCCTCTTGTTTGAAGTCCTGGATTGGGGATTCCTGGTACATGAGATCGAGTGTGTTTCCGATGCCTTCCTCAAGTTCGTTGAAGTTAAATGGAATCATGACTCCGGTGTGGCTGTATGGGATCCTGGTCTTGCGGCGGAGAAGAGCCGGTGATCTTGTGGAAATTAATTCAATCTGAACTATGATTGAATTATCTCCCCTGAGCATAACATCGATGATGAACTCCATGCCCCTCTTGTTCTTGTATGTGATTGTCATTCTTGCCGGTTTGTGTTGTGTGTTAATGGCATGAGTCTTAAATAATGGAGGTGTGAGTCAACATGTGGATAGCATTCATATACGTGTTGTGTTGAGGATCATATGTTTGAATGGAAGATATTAATGTTTGATTGTGATGTCACAATCAAACATTTAATTAGGCATTTGGAAAGACATAATCATGAACTGGTTAATAATTAACCAGAACATGATTAACAAGAAAAAAAAGAAAAAAGAAAAAAGAGAAAAAAAACAAAACATGAGAACAAACCAGAACCATTTATCCTAAGAAGGCAGCGCAGCTGGCAGGGAAAACATACAAAGCAAAAAACAAGAGAACAAAAACTAAAGAAAAAAAAAACCAGTATTCAATTGACTTATGTCAATTGAAGATATCAAAAAAGAAAAAAGAAAAAAAAAACAAATTAAAACTGGCTGTTTTAATTTTTAGAATTTACCGAAGGTAAATAAGGAGGTTTTTACAGCAGGGTAAATGAAAGTTACCCGGATGAAGGTAAATGTGGTACCGATAGGTAAATGAGTACCGATACATTGGTACTCAAATGGGTCCGCATATGGGTGAAATGCCTGAAATGCCCTTACCTCTGTGTCTGGTAAGGCGCGTGAGTTTGCCTGAAAAAGTGGATTTTCTCTCTCCTATCTCCGATCGGAACTCCGGTTCAGGCACTTCCGGTCATCAATTTACGACACGCGCGGCGGTGTGTACCCCTGGGAGGGTAGGTACCACTACGCTACGCAGCAGCCTTAGCTACGCCGGAGCTTAGCTCGCCATCGTTCTAATATT